AAGGAATTCAGGGAGGATGATGATGTAGGTCTGATCATTAAGACTAACAGGGGTCGGGAAACATCAATTGATAGGAATCTCACTGAGGCGATACTAAAGAAAGTGGCTCTAGAAGTGGGACATCAAGGTGTGCCCAAGATCTATTTACTACACGGCGACATGTCTAGACGGGATATGAATTCACTTTATAGACATCCAACTATCAAGGCCCTAGTTTCACCCACCCGGGGTGAGGGGTTTGGATTACCACATCTAGAAGCTGCAGTTACAGGTTTGCCCGTGATAGCCACTAACTGGTCTGCACATACAGAGTTTCTGAACCGAGGTCAGTGGACCAAGTTAGATTATGATCTGGTTGAGATCGATGAGACCAGGAGAGACAATAATATTTTCATGGCAGGCGCCAGGTGGGCAGATGTTCAGGAGGCCTCGTTTAAGAGGTCTGTCAGAAAATTTAGGAATAGTCACTCTGTTCCCAAAAAATGGGCCCATGATTTGTCAAAAATTTTGAGGAAAACGCATTCTGAGAAGGCGACATTCGAAAAGTATGAGAGTGTTTTGGGAGAAATTTTGGCTTGACCTATCTATACGCATGCATCGCTTTCTTGATAATTCTCCTGGGAATTTCGACCTACTACGCGTTAAAGTTTGGAGTGCTCATACTGAAATTTCAGGATGCACTGGAAGAATCTCTCGATGTGATTGATGAGAAGTATGCTTCGATCACATCAATTTGTGAGAGACCATTGTTCTACGACAGCCCCGAAGTTAGAAAGGTATTGATGGACATAAAGGACACTAGAAGTTCCCTGCATCAAATTGCGCTGGCCCTATCAAGGGATTTTGAGGCAGATGAATCAGATATAAAAATAGACGGTCATCTTGAAGGGTAGGCGAAAGATTAGGCGCCGACCAGGCAAGCCTAGGAATATGTACTTTAACGAAGGTACACAGCGGGCAATAACAGAGTATCAAACGATGGACGACCCGGAAGCCCAAAAGATTCTTTATGTCAAGGATATCCTCCCGGCATTTTCTAAGTTATCCGAGAATTTAATTTTTGTCTATGGGTTCAAGTCTCCCTTTTCCTCATTTGATGAGCTTAAATCGGACTGTGTGGGTTTTTTATATGAGTCACTTTACAAGTGGTCTCCTGATAAGGGCACTAAGGCCTTTTCTTACTATAACGTGGTAGCCAAGAATTGGTTGATCATCAACTGCCGGCAGCATAAGAAGATAAGAAACAGGCACGTGAGCATTGACGATCCAAAAGGTATGACGTCATCCCAGCAGTATCAATTTGAGAGATATGATGTTGTTCCTTCACCCGATGATATGATGATTCAGGCACAACAGAAGGATCAGATTCTGAAACTGTTGGATGAGATCAGTGTTAAACTTACCAATGAGAATGAGCTGTTATGCTTGCAAGCAATAGAGACACTATTTGGGTCGATCAACCAGCTAGATCTGCTGAACAAGCGGGCAGTTCTGATATATATCAGGGACATCTCTGGACTAGATAAGAAACAGATGTCCAAGGCGATGTCTGTTATTCGGCGCCACTATCGTAAGATGGCGGGACCTGATAGTGAATTTGATATTTTTTGAGGTGGGCAAGTGAAGAAAATAGACGATCTATTTGATCAGCAGCGGGAGAAAGAGGATAAGATAGCAGCCTTTGGTGAGCTGCTGGATGACCTGACGACGACCCGGGACCGGAAGAAGGCCCTCTGGAGGGAGATATACGAGAATGCAGTCTCAGATCGGGAGCGTGCCTCAATTTTATTCACTGAGGCGTTCAGAACGATGACAGGTAGTGCTAGTGATCATGCTGCCCTGGGCAGCGTCATGGCGAAGTACCTTGAGAGAATGTGTAAGTCAAATGATCAAATTTTATCCCTAGCAGCGATAATCGCCAAGGCCGAGAGCGCAGAGGATAAGGTGAATCCTGATGAGCTCTTCTCTAAGATATCGGGAGATTAGAGTTGGGAGAACCGATTGATGTTGAGGGAATGCTTTCCGGCAAGCCTCTGTCGGCACTTAGTAATGCTCCCGGCGTGGAGGCGTTGCGCCTCTTACAACGTGCTGTAGTTGTTGATGTCTTAGATAATCTGTCGTTACGTGATGAGAATTATCTGTCAACAATAGAATCTAGTCTGAGGGGTGGGAACTCCGCTTTACTAGAAGACGCTCCGAGAAATTCAATTCTTGTGAGACTTTGTGCTTACGGGAGGGGAAGGTCTGACACACTTCTTGATGTAGTTTTTCCCTTTTTCTCGTCCCATATAGTCCTGCCACTTAAGCCGGGAGAGCAGGTGTGGGTCCTGTTTGAGGATCCCATGTCCCTCACCGGCCAGGGCTACTGGCTCAGCAGGATAACCAGCCCAGTCGATGTAGAGGATGCGAATTACACACACCACGATAGAGCAGGTTCACCGATATCGCCTCATGAAGCTAAATCATTTTTAGATGAGGACAATGGCAATAAGCCGATTGAAGCACCGAATCCGGGATTTCCAAACGGGCCGGTGCATGTGATTGATGATAAGGATCGCCGCACTCTGATGGACATCGGTGAATTCGACATCATAACCCAGACGTCATTGGAAACCAATGATTTCACGATCGAGCCCGTCCCCAGATTTACCAAACGCCCCGGAGACTTGGTCTTACAGGGATCTCATAATGCGACTATAGTGTTGGGGACAGATAGAGGATACCAAAGCCACATCGATGTCCAAGCCGCTAGCGAGGGAGACTCAGGCACTACTGAGTCTAATGCACATTTACCTGAGCCTCTCAAGCCTGGCCACGGATCGATTGATATAGTCGCCGGTCGCGGCATGTATGGAGAGAAGTCGGACGATCCTGACTCTCTTCGAACCCCGGCTCCTGATCTTAAAATCCTGGCTGGGTCCGATAAAATAAAAAATCTGTGGACTGAGTCGGCAGGCCCGGAGGATCTAATCGATCCCACTGGGTCACCAAACCCTAAGGGGACAGAGTCAAAAGTGGTTCAAAACTCTCGAGGTACTTTTGAGACGGGAAAGAATCTAAGCATTTTCAACGATAAAGTTTCGAATGCCAGGTCGTTTGCTGCTGAAGGAGACCCAAATTTCGAAGGTGATGCCTCCAGGATCTATCTGACGATGCAGACTGAGGTTGATGATGATTTCAGTTTAGAGTATCCAAAGTTTATTTCACCCCCGGGAGAGCCCTCGAGTGGAGCTGACGGAAAGCCATCTGCTGTGCTGAAGTCAGATGAGATCCGCATCATCGGCCGACAGGCAGGCAGCATCCGCATCGTGAAGGAGGGTGAAGTAGGGGATGATCAGTGTGTCATCACCCTGTTAGCGGATGGCACGGTGGCGATTGATGCCAAGAAGATCATCATCGGCGACGGTCGTGACAGTCAGACATTTTTGGGAAATGAGGCGACGGAGCCGCTGATTCTGGGTGACAAACTGGTTGCGGCATTTGAGGCTTTTGCGACGGATTCGCTCCTAGCACTCACCGTCAAAGCGACGGGAAATCTTGGAGCCCCTCTTGCTATGCCCGAATGGCCGAAGGTCACTAGTGATTTGGTGCAAGCTATTAAAGCTGCGCTAAGCCCCCACGCGAAGACGAAATAAGATGTCGGATTGTTCACCACACCCGGGTGAACACGAGTCCGGTTATTTGGCGATTTTGGACTGTTTTTCGGTGAGTCTCAAGACCATGACTGAGCCTTTTTCAATTGCCCTTAAGCTAGCTCTGGAACCGGATTGGGCCCTGGAGGGCCCGAAGGTCGTTAAGCTTATTGAGGGCGCATTGCCCAAATTGGCTCCGCCTGTAATGATACCTGCTGTATTCATGGAAATAGAGGGAATTCTAAACGATCCAGCTAATAGTCTTCCGATGATGCCTTTCGAGCTACCTGGCCTAGGTAAGCTGCCCCTAGGGACTGTTGATATCGCCGGCGACATCATGGCGGGAATGGGAGGCCTCCCATCGGGTCCTGACATGCCTAGCTTCCCTGATCCCGCCGCCCTTGGTCTCGACATTGCGCTCGGAGTTAGTACCGCCTTGGTTGGTTTGGTGATGGGACTGGCAATAGATCTCCCTCTGGGATTGTTATCCGCAACTGTTTCCCTCGACCCCCCAATGCCACCCCTCTTTGGAATACCTGACATCATCGCGACGATTCCAGGCCTCGATCCCATTTCTGCAGAGATTCTATCTGAATGTTGCATAGCGAGATTCGTTCCTCTCGTGCCGTATGAGGACCCAGAACCTCCTGGCCCCGGGGTCGAGGATACTAAGAAGCTATTGGATGATGGTGTGGATGAATCATTAAGATATGCTAAAATAATTCGGAAGTATCCTGAAGAAAAAGATGCAATCTTGGAAGTTGTTGCTCTATCCGCTTTGAGCACGGATGGCACTGACATTTTCGCTAAGGAAGTTGAGAGTGAGTATGATAAATTAGTCAACCCACCACCTCCGCCGGCTGACGTATAGAATCTGGTGTGTTCAATCGGAGATTCATGACATCTAACACATCTAGATGATTCTTGAGTCTTGATCAATATTTCAAATTACGTCAATATGCAACTTCAGCTCCTCTGTGTTTCAAGATAATTACTTTTGTAGGGGTATATCGTGAGTCAGCTTCCAGTTCAAAAAACCTATGATTTTCAATCAGTCGGCCGCATGGCTGAGGAATTTCAGAATAATCTGGTTGACAAGAGTGCTGATGTTCCTGTGGGTATCAAGACACCAATGGAGATGAGCACGGGTGGAAGCACCGGGCCTTTTAAGATGCGCACAAATTTAGGCGAGCAGATAAAAGATAATTTTAGAAACATGTTATCAACTAATCACGGCGAACGACTAATGCTGCATGACTTCGGTGCCAATCTAGAACCGCTGGCCTTCGAACTAACCACTGAAGCGGGTGATATTCAGGCAGTGAATAGGATCAGGAGAGCCACAGAAAAATATATGCCGTTTATTCAGTTAGACACATTTGAGCCGATCAGGGAGACTAACCCTAATGAGACAGCCAGCATCGCAGTTGTGGGTATCAGGGTGATATATTCAGTTCCCAAATTAGGATTGAGCAACCAGGGTGTTGAAGTAGTCATTTACGCTGCAGGATAAAGTTCATGAGTATTAGTATCAAGAAGAAATTAAAGAAGTCAATTAATAGAACTTTCTTATCTAAGGATTTTGAGGCATTTAGATTCGAAATGATTCAACATGCTAGGACCTTCTTCCCAGATCAGATCCAAGACTTTTCAGAACCCTCTGTCGGAGGTCTTCTGGTAGACACAGCTGCAACTGTAGGAGATGCTCTATCCTATTATCTAGATCACCAGTTTAGGGAGCTGGATCCACTTAATGCAGTTGAACCCGGGAACATTAGGACCCACTTGCGGAACGCCGGCGTTGACATTTTTGGTGCAACTCCCGCATCTGTGACTCTCAAGTTTTCCTTTGATGTGGGTGCAGAGCGAGCTGCTAATGGTTATCGACCCAATAGGAAAAATCTACCGGTTGTGTTACAAGGGACAACGGTAAACTCTGCTGATGGTATCACGTTCACTACAGCAGAGGATCTAGATTTCGCTGAAACAGACGCCAATGGAAGCTATTTGTGTGATTACACGGTGAAATCAACTAGTGCGAATTCAATTCCAACTGTCTACACAGTAAGTAGAGATATTGATGCGACTTCCGGATTGCAGACAGCAGAGTCATTCCCCATTTCGGACTCCCATGTGTCCTTTCGTGAGATAACGCTCTCTAACGAGGATGTATCTACTATTTTGACTGTCACAGATACAACAGGTGACACATACTACGAGGTGAAATCTTTGAGTCAAGATACAGTATTTACAAAAGTCAAAAATATTCAGGTAGATTCTGATCTGGTGGCTAGTAATTTAGAGATCTTACCTGCACCCAAGAGGTATACCAAGACTTTTAATCCGACTACTAAATTGACAACACTCCAGTTTGGAGCCGGGGATGCTGAGTCTCTCGAAGATGATATCATACCCGACCCGAGCGAGCTCTCCTTGTCACTCTATGGTAAGACAAACTTTCCAAGATTCAGCATAGATCCTAATGCACTACTGCAAACTCACACACTAGGTGTGTCTCCTCGCGCAACGACATTGACCGTGACGTATAGATACGGAGGGGGTATTTTACACAATGTGACGGCTAACACTATTAATAGCATAGACACACTACTCATGGAATTTAGACAGACAGCTGCCCCCGGAGGCGCGCTTCTTGTGCGGCAGACGATGTCAGTCATCAACGATCGTTCAGCAGTGGGTGGTTCTGCATCACCTACACTGAATGAGCTTCAACAGTTGATACCCTCAGCGAGGCAGAGCCAGTCAAGAATGGTGACCAGAGAGGATTTGCTGGCACGCGTGTACACGATGCCGGCTCAGTTTGGTCGAGTCTATCGGGCGAGTATAGTACCAAACCCTGTGAACCCTCTATCTGCTCTGCTCTACATCATATCATTGGACAGGGAGGGAAATTTGACCACTGCACCCGATACTCTCAAACAGAATTTAAGCACGTATCTTAATGAATTCAGGCTGATATCTGATGCTATTGACGTGCTTGACACGCAAGTCGTGAATTTTGGTGTGAGGTACTCTGTTATTGTGACACAGAATGTGAACAAGATGCAAATATTACAAAAGATCAATAATCGATTATCGAACACCTTACAAAAGAAGTTCTTTCAGATAGATCAACCCTTAATAATTGATGATATTACTAACATGATCATCAATACAGACTATGTTGTGTCTCTGGCTGATCTGAAGATATTTCCTCGGACAGGCGTCGTGGAGGACCGAGTATATTCAACCACGACATTCCCATTTGATCGAAGCACTAAAAACGGTATTATTTTTGGGCCGATGGGATCCCTCTTCGAAATGAAATTCCCGGAACATGACATTATAGGCACCGCCGCGTGAGTTCATTATGAAATTTTTTTGCACTGCTAGTTCTGATTCATATATTACAGACAAGATCATTGATGGAAAATTCAGGGTTGAGGATGCGAATGTCGGTCAGGCTGGAACTTTGGATTTATTCAAACTGTGGGGTGAGACAACACTCAAAGGCACAGGCAGTCTAAATGAGCTTTCGAGGCTATTAGTCAAGTTTGATTATCAAAATATTCATAATCTTACCGCTTCTAAGATAAATTTACGAGGCGCAGACTTTAAAGCAGAGCTTAGGCTTTTTGATATAAAGGCCGGCAATGCAGTTCCTGCAAATTTTAATGTTGCTGTCTTTCCCCTCTCACAGTCTTTTGATGAGGGTGTTGGTAAGGATGTGGGCTCATTTGGTGATCTAGACACAGTTAATTTTCTAACGGCTTCATACGTCAATGGTGCTAATGTTGTATGGAACTTGTCAGGCGCAGATAAAGTTGGATCTCTTGGGACCACCGGTCTAGACATTTTTTCTCAGGCAAACTTCAGTGATGGCAACGGCCTGGCAAACATAATAGGATCTCAAGTTTTCACGAAAGGCACAGAGGATTTGCTGATTGATGTGACAACATTGGTGTCTGCAACTGTTGCTGGTCAAATGCCAAATCACGGATTTCGAATATCCTTTAGTGGAAGTGACGAGACTGATTCAAAGTCCCGCTTTGTAAAAAGATTCGCATCTCGACATGTAGCAGACTCCCAGCTTCGACCGAGGATAGAAGTTTCTTTTGATGATAGCTTTCAAGATAATCACAGCAATTTTTTCTTTGACCTCTCTGGCTCACTATTCTTAAATGCCTACGCAAGATCAGGGGCAGCTCACTTAGTTTCGGGCTCAGCGTTAACTGCTATTACCGGTACAGATTCGCTCTTCCTTAAGATTAAATCTGGGAGCTTTGAATATATTACTTCTGCATCTCAATATTCGGCTGGAACTATCGATTCTGCTGGAGAGCGTTTTGTAACCGGAGTCTACAGTGCTAGTTTCGCGATTCCTTCTAATGATTCTACAGTTATAAATTTCGCCACCACCCTGGCTCAGATGGTCGAGCGTACTGGCTCAATTGTATTTGATGAGTACTGGTACTCTTTAGACGGGAATGTGGGATTTCATACTGGGTCACTGAAGCTGAAAAGACCACCCAGATTCTCAGCCGATTTTACATCACAAGAGCCAGTCATACACGTGACAAATGCGCGTAGTGAATACAGAATTACCGATGAGGTGAGATTAAGAATATTTGGCAGGGATCTGAGTGATGAACAGAATACTCCTGTCAAACGGCCCATAAAGTTAGCACCGATAATTTTTGATGAGGTGTATTACAGGGTGAAGGACGTGGACAGCGGGCGTCTCATTTTTAATTTTGGTGAGGCAGATAATTCGACTCGAGTCTCGACAGACTCAGCGGGAATGTTTTTTGATTTTCATGTCGATATTTTACCCGTGGGCAGGGTTTATGAGTTTGAATTCTTGGTGGTGAACAGAGGCATACGAACAATAACGAAGGATCCCCGCGCCCGATTTGTGGTAAGGTAAGACGTTGGCAAAAAGTCAAAATACTTTTCAAGATGTTCTGTTCAAGCCTAGCGTAATAAGGCACTTCCGGGAGGGCGGGACCAAGGTCAGCAATGTGACGCTGGCTGGAACTAGTACTGACGAGGATTCCAGCAATTCGGATCCAACGGGATCGTTTAGATATGATCCCCCAGGGGCTGCACTTAAGAGTACACAGCAACTCAATGTAGATTTTTCACAGTTCGAGAATCACACCTTTTTCAACTCCGCCGAGATGAAAGTACAGACGGCCCTGGATAGAATCATCAATAGATATCCGTTTGACGGCACCAAGGCAGAGTACCAGCAGTTCATTGACACCCTGTCTGGTTTTGAGAAGCATGTCCTTGATCAATTTCCCAAGCATAGGGGTTATCTGAATTTCAAGGGGGGCACTGCGAACAACTACATTTCAGTAAGCACCTTGAAGGGCGCTAATCAGCTTTCTGCGGGAATGGCTGGTCCGGGCCAGTATGCACTAAATCTTAGTAGTTCACCGTTCACAGTGGAGATGCAACTATTTGTCCCCACTGAAGCTAACGATAACAATGTGATCCTCCAGATGATGGCTAGTGGATCGTCCACCGGAAACTTGACCAAGGGATTGACCATGGTGATGTCTGCTTCAACAGACACCACTCGGGGCAATGTCATGACCCTATTATCTTCTGGCTCCACATTTATCAGTGCCAGTGTTGAGATAAACAAGGGACAATTTCAACATATTGCGTCTGTCTATGATAGAAATGTATCCGGCCGAATATTGATGTATGTCGATGGGGTGCTAAAATCCTCATCGAGTGTCGGGGTCTTCGGCGCCCTAGGGCTTGAGTCTGCTCCTTTAATAATAGGCAGCGGATCGACTCAGTCAATGGGTGCACTGTATGAGTTGACGCCGCGGGCACAGCTATCAGGGTCGATTGATGAGTTGAGAATTTTCGAATCGACTCGAACCAGGGCCCAGTTGAAAACATTCGCCAAGCGGGCAATCTTTCCACCGCCAGATGGGAGTTTAAAACTTTATTACAAGTTCAACGAGCCCTCTGGGAGTTTTTCAGTCACTCAGAATCAGGATTTGGTGCTTGATTACAGCGGCAATGGTCTACACTCCCACGTGATAATGGGTTCAGGGGCAGCTTTTGACATGTCACTGAGGGATATATCAGCGGTTTCTG